CAAATAAATTTAAATTATCATGAAAAAGTTTAGTATAAAAAAAGATATTATCAATCAGGAGTGGGTTAGTAAGAACTTAGACAAGAGAGATTATGAGGTAAAAGGTGATGAGATAGTTATCACTTACTTCAATGATGGGCAAAAGAATGACATTCTGAAAGCTATACCTGAGATGACTTATGATGTAGTCTTTAATGATGATACAAATAGCAACAGCAAAGGGTTTGAAAGCACCTTTGATTATTGTAAGAATTACATATTAGTATTCAATGGGAGTAATCACAGCTACTTTGCTGACTATAAGGGAGGCATTGTGCGGGTAGTGTGTAATGAGACTGGAGAGGTGATGTATGAAGAGGAAGTAAGATAGGAAAGTATAACAACAACAAAAAAACAGAAAAGCGTACCATGGTAAGTGGTACGCTTTTTCTTTTTAATTAATGTAACCCGCAACCTTCCTAAAATTACATCTTTAGGTTAATAACAGTGCAAAGGTAACAAATATTCTTATATAATAGTGCTAATTATTGTTTGCACTATTATAGTCAGGCATTATGTAACTTTGTAGCATGGAATTGAAGTTTAGCACATACAATGAAAAGAGTGATGTTAGCCGTGTAGATAGTGAGAAGGGTATTATCTACGGGGTGGCATTGGCTAATATGGGGTTGAACAAGAATGGTTACTATTTCTCTGAGCGGTTCCTTGGTGAGTTGAAAGACTTTGGTAACAAGAAGGGAGAGATAAAGGCTCGGTTTGAGCACCCCTCTTTTACGGGCGGTTCGTTTGGCTCTTTCATTGGAAAGTACAAGAATTTCAATGTAACAGAGGGGCGGTTGATTGGTGATTTGTACCTTGCTGAGATAGCAAGAAAGACAGAGGTAACGGGGAGAGGTATTAGCTTATTTGACTATGTTATTGGAATGGCTCATGAGTGTCCAGAGATGTTTGGAAACTCCATATACGTGGAAGCTGATATTGTAGATGAAATTTACAAGGAGGAAGGTAAAGAGCTTGTAGGTATGGGGTTGAGGCTTATAGATTGGGTAGCCTCCGACTTGGTAGATGACCCAGCAGCCACGAATGGGCTTTTTTTCAATAGACAAAAACCTAATAATAAAAACAAATTACATATGAATAAAATTGTTAAGGAACTTTTGGCTTTTATGACGGATTTCAAAAAGAAAGTCAGTGAAGCGAAAGTATTTGATGTAGATTTGACCTTAGCCAATGGTGATATTATCACCGTGGTTACAGAAGGTGAAAGCCCAGCGGTGGGTGATGAAGTGAAGAAGAAGACCTCTGAGGGTCAGAGCGATGAAAGCGCTTTGTCAGACGGAGAGTATCTTTTGAAAGATGAAAGCACCCTTGTAGTAGAGGGCGGACGGATTAAGGAGATTCGAGAGAAAGAGCAACAGGAAGAGCCTGTAAAGGTAGACGAGGAGTTTGCCAAGACTGTAACAGAATGCTTGAAGGCGGTAATGGACAAGGTAGAGGGTATCTCTAAGGAGTTTGAGCGAATGAAGAAGACTGGCAGCAGCTTCTCTTCAGAAGAACCAAGGGGTAAAAGTCAGGAGCCTGCCAATGGCAGCAAGAGACGCAGCTTTGAAGAGTTGAAAGAATTATATGACAAATTGAAGTAAGAAAGGAGGAAAGCATATGGCAACAGCAATAAAAGATTTTATTAAAGAGCCAGCGAGGGTCAAAGAGTACATCAGGGACGTTAAGGACTTGTTGGAGGAGCGCTCGTTGGGATTAGCCGATATTAAGGAGGCTATGACAGTGGTAGAGAATGTAACAAAGGAGACTGAGTTCGGCTACTACGGACACACAGAAGGGGTTACTCGCAAGGATACAGGTTGTGGTATGGCGGCAGTGCCTTTTAGCATTCCTGTACGTACTGGGTGGTGGGATCCTAAGGCATTGAGGGTTACCATTAAGCAGTGTTATGCAGACTTTGAAAAGTCTATCCTGCAATGGTGCAAAGTGAAGGGGATTGACAAGATCCATATAGACGGTGACCAATTCGTTGTATTTTTGGCCAGGCAGTTAGAGAATACCATCAATGCAGACTTTAATAAGTTTGCCTACTTTGGGGACACTCAGGCGAGCAATGTAGGTTCAGGTTCAGGGAATGAGTTATTGACCGTAGGGGTGGCAAAGGAGAACTACAATGTATTGAATGGGCTATTTGCCTCCTTTCAATCATTTATCACCTCTGACCCGAGCAAGCGGGTAACTATCACAGAGAACGCACAAACAACTTTTGCAGCTCAAAAAGCGTTGGCTCGTGATACAGCCTTTAAGGCATGTACGGAACTATTGGACAAGGCAGACGGTTTGACCTTTGCAGCTGGTTCAGAGCCTATCTTCCTAATGACATACTCTATGGCAAAGAATTTGTCTCGTTATCTCAGAAGTGAGTACAAGAACGAGGAGACACTCACTAAGATGGAGAGTGGTTATGAGACAATGACCTTTGAGGGCTTTAAGGTGGTTACACACCGCTGGTTTGACCACATCATACAGAGAGACTTCTCCAATGGTACGAAGTGGCACAATCCTCATCGTATTATTCTGCTTGACAAATCAGAATGTCAGTTAGGTGTGGATAGCTTGGGTTCATTGAGTAATCTTGATATAGAGTACATCGGAGGAGATGATGAGCATGTATATATCAAGGCTGCTTACAGAATGGATTTTCAGAGAGTAATGCCAACCACTGGGGCGATGGCAATCTAATAGTGACAAACGACAAGTGACTAGTGACAAATGACTAATTAATAAATTAAAAAAATGGCACAATGTATTAATAAGATAGCTAAGGACTTCGGATTTGATTGTGATGACACGATTAAGGGAGTGGAATTGAGCTTGTTACTCTTTAACCGAGACGATATAGACTTGGCGGCTACTGTGGTAGAAGGCAATCGTATAAAGTCCCTAGTGCTAAAGACAGGAAAGACAGCTTACAAGGTGGAATATGCCAAAGAGAGCCATATATCAGTGAGCACCAAGCCTGAAATCTCTGATGATGACTTCAACGGACACAAGCATGCCTTGGTTCTTAATTTGTACGGGAAGAGTCAGGAGGATTACGACCAGATAGATAAGATAGTAGCAGGTGCATCGGTAGTGGCTGTAGTGCAGAATAAAACCAAATCACTGGAAAATACCTTTGATGTGTATGGTTTCTATATCGGTTTAGAGGCTACAGAGGGAGAAGGACGTACGAATGGTGGTGTGTATAAGCTCACATTGGGAACTCCGAACAATCAGAAGGAGCCGAAGACAGCACTTAGATGGTTGGATACTGACTATGCTACTACTAAGGGCAAATTTGACAACAAATTAGCTTAGATAGTGACAAATAATTAGTGACAAATGACTAATAGATGATGACAGATGACTGACTTTACAGAAGAGAAATTGAATAACTTGTTGAAAGGAGGTTATGCAAAGGCGGTGGGAGAGGATAAAGAGACTTTCATCGCCTTTTATGCTTATCTTTTCAATGATAACGCCCCTTGTGCAAGTTGCCCGCAGAAATTAGCAGGCTACTGGGATAAGTTGGCACGAGAGGGAAAGAGTAGACTTATAACAATTCAAAAAAAAACAGAAGAAATGGCAAGAAACAAAACAAAAAACACAGACAGCACCCTACAAGAGGGCGCATTCAGGCTAAAGAGTGATATACACTCCTTACCGATGGATTTTGGAAGCAGTGAATTTTTCAACAACGACACGCTGACTAATGATGTAGCCTTGAGGTACTTATCTATTAACCCTAATAGAATCGCAAACTTTGAAAAATACCCAAAGGGTTGGGAGCAATTAGTACAGGAGTATGTTAATGCAGAACAAGGCGGAGAAACAGAGCAGGAAGAAACAGAACAAGGCGGAGAAACAGAGGAAGTAACTCAATAATTAGAGAGCAATGGCAAAGGTTACAGCAGTGGAGCTACATAGAGAGAGCAGAAGAACAGAGAGCAATAAGTACAAAGGCTATCCGTTCTTGGCCAATGGAGAGAAGAATGACTACCCAACAATGATTGAATTGTTGGTAGGTGGTTCTGCTACAGCGAAAGCTTGTGCAGGTGTGATAGCGGACTTCATCTATGGGAAAGGGTTTGCCTTGGAGGCTATGGCTCGTGCTGATGCTAAGCAGCGGCGGGAGCGGTTCAAGAAAGATACGCTGTATATCAATGATAGGATGGAGACTCCGAATGACTTATTGAAGAAGGTAGCAAGGAGTATTTCTTATCATAAGGGGGCATTCTTGCATGTGAATTATAATCAGTTGTATCAAAAGACAAGTGTGCAGGTGCTCCCTTATGGCTATTGCCGATTAGGGGCAAAGGACAGCAACAATTACCGAGGGAAGGTACTCATATATAACAATTGGGATAGCTTGCAGGACAAGAAAGAGATAGATAAGCAGGTAACAGCAATAGACATGTATGATCCACGTCCTGAGGTAATACAGGCACAGGTAGAGCGAGCAGGAGGCTGGGAGAATTACAAGGGGCAGGTGTTTTTCTTGAACCTTGATAGAAATGATAGTTATCCTTTGGCTTGGGCTGATGTGGTGCTATTGGATTGTGAGAGTGAGATGCTCTCGGCTAAATACACAAGGAATGGCTTTAAGAAAGGGTTCTTTGGGACGTATGCCTTTGTCACCTCTCCTATGGGGAGTGAAGAGGAGCGGGAGGAGTTCAGGGATAACTTGAGGCGCTCCATAGGGGTGGAAGCGGAGCAGAGTGTATTCCATTTTGAATTAGAGGTCAGAGGGGATAAGCTGGAGGAGCAGGTATTAGTCAAACCTATAGAGAGTAATGTAAAGGCTGATTTGTTCGAATATGCAGACAAGAAGACCGCTAATAACATTAGGAAGACCTATGGAAATATCCCCCCAGTGCTGATTGATTATGTGGAGGGCAAGTTGGGTAACACATCAGGAGAGAGTTTGAAGGAAGCACGTATATTCATGCAGGAGCAGATGCAGGAGGAGCGGCAAGACGTACAAGAGCTATTTGAGGAGCTGTTTGATAACTTTGTAAGACCTATCTCTAATAATGGGCTTTTTGATATAATGACCAATTACTAATGACAAATGAGAATACTAATAGATAAGGCAAGTGTAAGCAAGTACTTGAGTGTTTCTGCATTCAGGAAGGTAGAAGACTTTGAGAGGTACGCAAGAGAGTCGCAGGTATTTGACCTGAAGCCTTTGGTATGCGAGGACTTTTATCAGGACTTGGTGAGTGAGACACCACAGAGAGATTATGCCTTACTTTTAGACGGTGGTAGCTACACCTACGAGGGGAGAAAGTATGAGTTTGCTGGCTTAAAGGCAGTGCTGGCATACTTTGCTTATGCAAGGTATATCTTTACAGGACATCAGATAGATACCCCTTATGGGGTGAGAGGCAAGGTATATCAGGATGGTGAGGGTGTTAGTCAGTCAGAGCGGAGAGACTTGCGAGGGCTATATGTGCAGAATGCTAATGAATTATGGGAAGATTGCAAGAGATACATTGAGAGGCATAAGCGGCAATTTCCTGAATGGGAACGATGTCAGGAAGGTAGATGTGGAGAGCAGGATAATAGAGGAAGGGTTAGGATAACACTTATATAGTGACTAATGACAAACTACTAATGATTAATAGAGATGCAATGTATAAGGGGACTAAGTGAAGGGATTAGCTTTGATTGTGGGTATATCCCATTGAAAGGCATCTATAATCAGGTAGTGCTGATTAACTTCACAGACATAGATAGGTCAAAGATAACAAGGAGTGGGGTGCTCTTACATAACTTTCAACTCAAGAAGGAGAAAAGGGGGTATATAGTAGAGGGATATAAGCAGCACTTCACGGGGAGGGAGCGATACACACCTAACAGATACACACATGAATTGGATTTGCGGGTGTATGATTTCTCTAAGAAGCATATGGATTTATTGGAGGAGTTGCAGAGAGGGACGTTTGTAGCAGTAGTGCAGACGAACGAGCATTCATTCAACAAGTCTGGGTTTGAGGTGTTAGGTTACGATGCGGGGTTAAAACTCACAAGCCTTACCAGGGACTACAAGGAGAATATGATAAAATTTACATTGAGTAGTGAGGTGAAAGAGGTTAGGGTATGCTACTATATCAATGATTTGGATTGGGCTACCACAAAGAGAGCCTTTGACAGGGCATTTGCAAGGGATAACACCTTCAGAATATTTGACGACACATTTGACGATACATTTGAATAAACTATGACAGCGATAGACAATATAATCAATCAGATAGAGGGAGAAACACAGAATAGGGGTAATACAAAGACACGAATAGCAGCAGTGCTTAGATTGCTCAGAGATAAGATAGAGAGGTTGTTTTCCACAAAGTTAGACAAAGGGAGTTATACGGGTACGGCTGATGACTTGCGCACCTCCATAGATAGGAAGGTGGATAAGGTGCCTGGGAAGATGCTATCCACTAATGATTTCACTAATGAGCTACGTACCAAGTTAGAGGGGTTGCGGAATGTGGATATATCAGGACTATTACCCAAGGGAGGCTATACGGGGACAGCTCAGAACCTGAAGGAGTTGATAGATAACATCATGCGAATCCTGCAAAGTCCTGATACAGAGCTGGACGAACTGCGGGAGATCGTCGCTTATATCAAGCAGAACAAGCGTACCTTGGACACTTTGGGTATATCCAATATAGCGGGCTTGCAGGATGCTCTCAGAGGCAAAGCACCCACAGACCATCATCACGATGATAGATATTCACGATTGGGGCATACACACCCCGAATATGCCCTACGTACGCATAGGCACCGTTGGGATGATATAGACGGGAAGCCTAGTATGGACTTTATTCCTACCTCTTGGAATAAGAGGAATAATAAAGAAGTCATAAGGACACAAGTAGATGAATGGTTAAGGATTAATGAGCTTAACAGCCATGCTAATGGTGTGTATTTTGGCACCTCTGTTATAAGAACAGATGGACAAGTACAAGTAGGAGAAGGTGGCGCAGAAGCTATATTATCTAATTTAGGATTACAGTTAAAGAAAAGACTTAGAATCAATGCATGGTCTGGAGGAGATGGTGCTGATATTAAGTGTCGTGGTAATCTGCAGATTGGCTCAACCAGTGGAATTGTTGAATTTAGAAAGATATTTGGAGATCTTGTTAATTGGAATGGGAATACAACAATTACTGTTGATATAAATGATGGTTTGATAAAGCTCAATGGTATCAAAACAAATGTGAATCCATCAGCGGAAAAGGTATTTGCGACAAATGGGCAAACTATACATCTGGCAGAGTATATAGGTACAAGTGGTTCCATCTCTTCCAATTGGACAATGACTGATGCTTGGTATGGTAGGACTATTAATGTAATGGCAAATGCTGCTGTTAATGTTTCGACAATGGCAGAGAATAGAAATGTGACATTCCGTAAATGTTTTGCAGGAGGCGCGGTAACATTCAATACTACTGGCAAGCAGGTAGTATATACAGGAGATAACGCCTTCAATGGTGGAGATGGAAGTACAGCAGTAGTTAGTACAGCTGGGGGGAATAAGATGTATATAGATATACGCAATATATGATGAAAATAATGAACAAACTCAAGGGGAGCGATAAGCTCCTGCATAGTAAGTATGGGAATATGATATTTATAAGCATATTCTTGGTAGCTGTGTTATTCCTATCTGTGGGGAAATCTTTGCTTATAGCTGCTATCGCCTTGGGCGCAATAGGTCTATGTAAGGAGCTATATGACAAATATTATAAGGGTACCTTCATAGACTGGTGGGACATAGTGGCGAGCTTCGTGCCTTATCCCGTGATTAAACACATAAACAGATGAATGCAATACAATATTTTGATTGGGGAGGGGAGAAAATAGAGCCTATTTACCCTTATTTTGTAGGTGGGATTAATACATGTTATAAATATAAAGAATATAATGCGTGGAGTGAAAGACAACCTGTCGTAAACTTGAATAAATTAATTAGCGGAAATAAACTCATTTTTAAGGAATATGGAGGAAATGCAGTGGGAATTTCAACCTGGACAAAATATGATAAAACAAGATGGGAAGATTGGCAACCATCTATCAAACTTTATAAAATGAGTGCTACAAGGTTTCAGATTGTAGAAGATAAAAGCCGAATGATTGTTGATATAACGTTTGAAAATGAATTTTTTTATATACAATTTAAAAAGGAAATGATAAATAGAATAAACTCAGGAGAAACATTTAGTTTTTCTTTTATGGTATATGATGATGACAACAATAAAAAAACAAAATTTAAAATAATACTAACGCCTCAAATATGACACCAAAAGAATTTATCACAAAACACTTACCCTTTGCGCTGGAGACGGAGCGTAAGACGGGTATATCGGCGCTATTTACATTGGCTCAGTCTGCCTTGGAGACAGGTTGGGGGAAGCACGCACCTGGGAATATGATGTTTGGTGTGAAAGCCAAAGAGAGTATGCCCGCTGAAAAGCGGCAACTGGTGCAAACTACGGAGATCCTTGCCACAGACAAGGAGAAGTTTCCCGTTATTATCAGTATAGAAAAGCGCCCTGACGGCAAGTATAAGTACATTGTCAATGACTGGTTCCGCAAGTATGACAGTCCTGAGGAGAGTTTTACTGATCACGCTAAGCTGTTCCTTACGAATAAGCGCTATGCTAAGGCGTTGCAGGTCAAAGCAGACCCGTACAAGTTTGCCGAAGAAGTTGCCAAGGCGGGGTATGCTACGGAGCCAACGTACGCGGAGCGGCTCAAGGGAGTGATTAGGACGATTGAACGAATAATGAATGATGATAAATGACAAATATGATGAATAGATTATTTCAGCGATTGCTGAAAGCGAAAAATAAAATAGCTATATGGGCAACTCCTATAGTACTACTTTTTTACTTTGATGATAAAATACACTTCAGAGATAGGGTGTATTACTTCTTCATTGCCTTTTTCAAGAGTATTCCTTTGTTAATGCTGTACTCGTATTTCTCTATGTGGAAAGATAAAAACGAGTTCTTTTACGCAGGTATCTGTACAGCATTATTGCTTAATGCTTTGGTAGGAGGGGTATATCATTTTAAGGCAGGGACATTTGACATTAAAGAATTTCTCGTCAAGAATACAGAAATGGTATTTATCATAGTTGCTGTATATATTTCCTTATCCTTGCTTAATATTCCTCTTGATGAATCTGAAATGGGTAAGATATTTAAAAGCGTAGTACAACTCACCACATTACTATATCCAGTGAGTAAAATCCTAAAGAACGCATTTATTCTTACAAATGGGAAGTTTCCTCCTCAATTCATTATGAAAGCCTTATATAACTATGAAAGGGAGGGCAAATTAAAAGATTTTTTTGATAATATAAGCAAGGGGGCTAAGGACTTAACAACAGATAACCATGAAAGAGAAACTACAACAGATAGCGAGGAGCAATAATTGGGCATTTGATTACGGCCGTGATGACTTCAGCAACTTGGAACGGCTGGAGGATAAGGATTTTTACCTTTTCCTTGACCCATTGGAGGAGTTGGTTAGCTTTGAAGATAGTCAAGAGGTGGGACGTACCTATAATGGGCGGTTGTTGCTGCTTATGGTATCTGACTTTGATAGAGTGTATGACGATCAGGAGGGTAACAATGCCAGTGAGGGCAAGTATGAGCGGTATATCAAGCGTTGTAAGGAGGAGGTAATGAAGATAGCTAACGCTTTCTGCTGGGAGTATGATATATTGCAGTGGCGGATGTTAGAGGTGATTAACCTCTATGATACGAACTTTGACGGTGTGCTGGTAAATTTCCAAATTAAAAGTGGTAGGTGATGAATGTAAAAGATATTCTTGATGAGGAGTTAGGTAAGATAGTAATGGAGCTGGTAGCTAAGTATGACAGCTTGGGCATGCGAGCCAGTGGTCGATGGGCTGAGGGTTTGAAGGTGGTGATAGAGAGAGAGGGTAGCAAGTTGGTAGGTAGGATTGAGGGCGTAGATTACACCTACTACGTACAACATGGGAGAGCGATGGGAAAGATGCCACCTGTGAAAGCTATAGAGGAATGGATACAAGCAAAGGGGATACGCCCTTTGGAAAAGAAGATAAGTGTATCATCATTGGCTTATGCGATTGCTCATAAGATAGGACAGGAAGGCACGAGAAGGTTTAAGGCAGGAGGCAAACCTGAGTTTATAGATGCAGTTATCACAGCGGAGCGGATACAGGACATTATAGACAAGGTAGGGGTATGGTACACTGTGCAATTTAGTAGTGATATAATCAAGGTCATATAAGAGATGGCCGCTTAATAAGTACAACTATGGAGATAACACATGAAGGATTTACAATAACATACGATTATTATACGAGCATACATTACCCTTATACCTTTTCATTTAAAAAAAGAGGTACTACGGAGGACGCTGAGATAATTACAATAAAAGTTGAAAATTATGACCCAGTGAAGTATGTCATTAAGGATAAGGTTACAGATATAGATCTGCGATTACTGCTGCAACGTGTGATGCTTGATCACTATAATAGGAGCACCCATAGTGGTATGCCTTCATTAGGAGTTGCCCCCTCTATTGAGGCTGATATAGAGATTGAAATCTATTGTATGGTGAGGGATAGAGGGAGTAGGAGGAAGGAGAAAAAGAAATTAAGCCGATTTAGCTTTGGATTATCTCTTATAGATAGTAGTGTTAAGCATTCTCTGATAGAACGAAATAAGAGATTGGCTCCGAAAGGAGCAGGAAAGCCTTACTTTGTAGGTTATCCTCAGATAGACACTTATACATCAGAGGTAGAAGGCAGGCATGGCAATGAGAAGATAGGGAGCACCTTTAATGTTATTCGCACCAAATTAAGTATTACAGAGGGGAGTCAGACGTATTACCCAAGAGGAGAGGTAACCAGAGAGATAGATGAGTGTGGGGTATTCCTAAGGTGGAGGACAAGTTACGGCTCATGGGGTTATTGGTTGTTCTCAAGTGATTACGAACATGAGATAAAGACAAAGAGCAGGGGTAGTTGGGACTATCACAAGCATGGGAATATTACTCGTAAGCACTTAGGACTTAGTGGAGAGCAGACGTGGAAGCTCAGTAGTCATATACCTGTGCAAGCTGATGAGATAGAAGAAGTGAAGGACTTATATACCTCCAATGAAGTATATCTGTACAAAGGAGATAAGGTAGAGCGTTTTTTTGAAAATGAGTTCTTCACGAATTGGGAGCGAGTGGAGGTAATTGGAGGTAATATGAAGTTCAACGAGCCAAGCGAGACGTACGATATAAGTGTTACGATAGAGTTTATAAAGATGATTACAAGGCAAATGGTCAATAATTAGATTAATATAAAAAACATGAAAAGAATAGTGTATTTTCTCCTATTATTGCTACTACTGAGTTGTGGTAGTAGGAAAGTGAAGAAAGAAGAGGTAAAAACAAATAGCAAAGAGCGTATTTCAGTTAAAAAAGATAGTGTTTCAAGTACTGAAATGAGTGAAAAGACAACCATCTTTGATGTATCCACTATTGAGCATATAGAATTTGTTCTTGAGAGTGATAAAGATAGTATGGGAAACACAAAAGAGCTGTATTTTAATCGTATCAGAGACGGAACAAACGAGACTATCACAGTACGAGGAGGCAAAGTAAGTATAAAGGCAAATAGTGCTGGTCAAAAGTCCCTCGTACAAGAAGCAACTATATTAAAAAATGATATAAAAACAAGCGTGCAGCGTGATGAAAAGGCAGAAAAGGAGATGAAAGCAGTCAGAATGGATAAGCAAGTGATAAGGAAAGATTATATTTTGGTTGTTTTCATAATTATTTTTTTGATTTTTATTGTAGTTTTTAGAATAAAAGCCCCGTGATGGGGCTTTTTTAATACTTACTATCAATTCTGTGGAATGTTTCTCCGTTGAATTCTATATCTATATCATTGTTTTTAAAGATAGCTTTGTCATATATAGGTTCTCTATCTCTATCCTCTATGAACCATTTATTATCAGCATTATAAAAAAGACTTGTATCTTTGGGGACTTCTTTTAAATACTCTAATTTTAGATGTATATTAGGGTATTCTAACTTATTATAAGACACAATAAAATAATCATTGCCTTTTTTGTAAGGTATTAATAAATTCCACCCTTTGCTAAATACTTCCCATACACCGGTGTTCATCTGAAAGAATAATATTCTGTCTTTTGATCGCTCAGATACCCACTCTGTTATTTCTTTACGAAATGCCTCATCTGTTTTAATAGGTACTTTGACAAGGTCTTCAAATGAATAGGGCTGCATACTATCTTTGTTCCCCTGTCTAAGTGGAAGCTTAGCAATAGAGAATATTATCTCTTTTTTATAAGCATCTACTTTGTAAGGGTTCTTCATTCTATATTCAGTAAAACGATTATATTCATCTGATACATATAAGTTAGGATACTCATATTTATATGAGAACACATGACTACGTGAATTATTACCATATACATGATCTATGACACCTGAATTATAATCTTTGAATGTATATGTACTAACATCAATGTCTCCATCAGGATATTTATAATAATAAGTCCAAGTTGTCCCAACAAGGCTCTTTTTAAGATGTGCTACTTGTGGATCATCTTCTTTTGTTTCCTTGGTACAGGCGAGACAAAGAAGGGAGAATAATAAGATTAGTTTTTTCATTTTAAAAATTATTACTTTAAACAACTACAATTACTTCTATCTACGTATGTCTTCTCTCCATCATCTTGGTAGTAATAACAACCTCCACGAGGGCCTGTATAAAGTGTTTTTCCGTTGTATTGACCACACACTCTTTCCCCTTTTTCAAAGGTTCTAGTGTGTTTGTCTTTTTTAGATGCCCCACCATCCTTGGAACAAGCAAGGCATAAGGATAGGAGTAGAGGGATGAATGTTTTTCTCATGGTAATATATTGATTAAAATCTGATTTTTGAATTAACTATTTTCTCCACGGTAAAAAGCTGTATTACCTCGTCAAAATCGACGATTTGGTCAGGATATAGAGGATTGAACGAATGACAGGTAATTTGCTGTTTTTTATGGTCTATTTTGGTTATTTGTTTCACAATATGACCGCTGCGAGTGGTAAGCACAAAGAGCTTGCTACGGATAGGCAGTGTGTCTATTCCATCTGTCCAAAGACGGATAAGGATCTCATCATCATCAGATAAGGAGCGCTTAGAGCCATCGTCCATACTATCCCCATTGACACGCACCACGAGATAATTCCCTTCGTTGTACTCACGAGGGATAAGCCGCTTGTGTGTCTCAGGGAGGCTTTCCACAAATGCTTCAGAGAAATCACCTCCGAGCATACCCGCAGAGACAGCAAGGTCAGCATATTCAACGATCATATAATTTTGCTCAGCTACGGGAGACACTTCTTCAGTGCCATTTTTTGATTTTAGCTTACTAATGGAATGACTTAAGTCTTTTCCATTGATAAGGGTGTTATCGGACAGGAACATAGTACCTTTGTTGTCAGTAATCCATTCCTTGTTGATGTCAGGAAAGGTGGAGGCTATCTCCTGAATGAGTTCATGTGTTACTATGGTCTCTCCTTGTGATAGTAGTACTTCATATTGCTTGAATGCCTGCTGCTGGTCATTGGTAATTCTATTTCTTAGTGATATAAAGAGCTTTTTTAGCTTTTTGAGTATGTTTTTTTGTTGGGAAGAGGTAAGAGGTAAAATATCTATATTAGCCCCTTTTTCTTTTAGAAAAAAGTTTAATAGTTTTATCGCACTTTGTGGTATATTTCGCTGTCCTTGCTCCCAACTTTGTACAGCGCGAATAGAAGAACCTACAATCTCCGCTAATCTTTCTTGAGTAATATTATACTCCTTGCGTATATTTTTTAACTCTAAAGCATTCATAGTCAAACAAATACAAGTTTAACATTATATTTAACACACAAAGTGATATAAATATTTTTTTACTAACACAAAATGTTATATCTTTGCAGTGTCAAAACAGAGATATAAAATACATTTGTTTTTTATAGGTGCAAATATAAGTATAAAAATTAAAATAGCAATGAAAAAAGTGAATAAAGTCAAAAAGACAGCTAAAGACTATAGGAATAATATAACAGGCGATCTGTCGGAGAAGGCGTCAAATGCGATAAAAAAGACTAATCAGCTTAGTTTGCGATTGGCGTTGTTTTTTGATGTGAAACAAGCTGCGGTGTTAGATCTGGCTAAGAGGAGAAGCAACAAGCTACTCAATATAACACTTGTTCCTATCTACAAAGAATTTAATCTAAGTGAAGAAGACTTAACAGACGAGCTATGACACGAGTAGAATATGCAATAAGCACTTATAAGAACCTAACCCTTGAGGAGGTGGAAGAGTTTCATACTACGGCTAAGTTGCTTCCTGATAATATAGACCAGTACGCAGAGGCTATAAGGAGAGTGCAAAGAGAGCGACCAAAAGACACCTTAATGAGTATAAAGGAGGTGGCAGAATTCCTCGATATAAAAAAGCAGACAGTTACCCGTTTGGAGCGTGAGGGATGTTTTTACAGAGTAAATGACAAAGGACATCCTAAGTACTCCTTCAATGAGATAAAGGAATTTGCTCAGGGGTACGAAAAAAACAGAAGTAGAAAATAAAAAAGCCCCACGAGGGGGCGATAAATATAACATTAAAACATGGCAAAATTACTACAAAAATTATTCTCTTGCAAGCAAAAGCCAAAAAAAGTGCAAGACCAACAACTACAGGTGATTGACGGCTATTTGTGCTACAACAAGCGCCGTTACAGTGAGCTAACAAACAAGCAAAAAGAAGCATATAGCGACTGCTTAGCAGCACACTCCTTACAAGAACTCCTTAGAGAATCACAACTTAGATACGTATTGAGATGAGAACAATGACAAACACAGAATTTGAGCGAGTACTCAACGAAGAGCGCAAGCAATGCTATTATTACAGTGACTTGTTGGACTTGCGAGAAGATAGTAATAGGTCTTTCAGTTGTGAGTTTATCACAGAAGATGATTACCCAGATGATTGGTATTGCGCTATCTATTATGATGTAACGACTCATTGTGAGGGTAGCAATAATGCAAGCTGCCACAGTGTAGATATACAGCATATATACATCAACTTCCAAGAGGTTAAGGTTACTGAAATGCAAGAAAGCATATTAACAACAGTACTCACCAATCGAGCCAATGAAGAGTTTCAGTTCAAAGAAACTGATATATACCCCGATTATGCAACTTCTAAAATGTGGTAATATGAAAATAGGTGATTTAGTAAGGGTTAGTCCCTTTATCCCAAAAGACCCCGCAAATCAGAAAGGCAAGGTTGGCGAGGTGGTAGAGATAGTCAATAATGAAGGGCTTGAGATAGTCAAGGTAAGGTTCAATAAGGGGTGTTATGGACTATATGACAGTGATACACTTAAAAAAATAAACTATGAAAAAGTTAGCAATAAAGAGATATTACAAGGATAAACGCGATGACTTATATAAGGTAATCAGCTACGATGAAGATAAGTGTGATTATAGAATGATGAAGTTAGATACTTTCTTCTATAATATAGAAACCTTAGTAGTTATACACACTGACAAAGTAGCAGACTACGAGTTTAAGGAAATTCCTCAAAAAGAATTTATGAAAATGTACATGAATATCTTAAATGAGTCTCAGAGGCTCCTTAGTAGAAAGAAAATGTATTAACAAATAAAATTATATCAAAATGAATGAGAATTTAATAACACTAAAACAAGCCCCTATTATTGTCTATGAGCAGATAAAAGCAGTAGGGCAACAAATTGAAGCGAAAATCGCTGAACTGAACCTTGATAACCAGTTAGTAACTGATGAGACTTTGAAGAGTGCGAAAAACACCCGCACGATGTTACGCAAAGAACTTGACGGTTTTGAGACGCAACGCAAGTATATCAAAGAGCAAGTGAATGTTCCTTATGAAGCGTTTGAAAAGGCGTATAAAGAGCATATCAAGGTGCATTATGATAAGGCTGATAATACGCTGAAATACAAAATAGACGAGGTGCAAAATCGTTTATTAAACGACAAGCAGGGGCGTATCAAAGATTACTTCACTGAATTGTGTCAATCGCAAGGTATTGACTTCCTCATTTTTGAACGCTTACCACTGAATATTACACTTAGTGATAGTGATAAGAAGTTTAAAGAGCAAGTTGCAAACTTTGTAGGCGAGGTATCAAAGAGCCTTAAATTTATTGAGAACCTAACAGACCCCGACGAATATAAAGCGGAGATTCTCGCTGATTACAAGCAAACCCTTGATGTAATGATTGCGATAAACAATGCAAAATATCGCAAGCAGCAAAGAGAATACGAGTTACAACGCCTTGAAGCACAAAAAGCACGAGCAGAGCAAGCAAGGTTAGCAGCCGAGGCAAGGGCAAAAGAAGTAGCACCGCTACAAGCACCTGAAGAAGTACCACCTCCAGCAATTCAAGAAGTCCCTGCACCACCTCAAGAAGTCCCTGCTCCATCTCCTCAAGAAGAAATAATACATGTTACACTTGAACTAATAGGTACAAGGGCACAACTTAGAACATTGCGCCAATTCTTAGATATTAATAACATTAAATACAATTCAAAATGAGTACAGCAGTAACTAACGCAAAAAATCCCGTTGTAGAGTACGAAGTAGCGGGTGAAAATGTAAGACTATCTTACCAAATTATCCGAGATTACCTAACCAAGGGTAACGGAGCAGTAACAGACCAAGACCTTATGCAGTTTATGAGTGTCTGCAAGTTCAATAAATTAAATCCTTTTCTTAATGAAGCCTACCTTATCAAGTTTGGTAATACTCCAGCTCAGATGATTGTTAGCAAAGAGGCATTAATGAAAAGAGCCGAAGCTAACGAGTCCTATGCAGGAATGGAAGCGGGGCTTATCTTAATGAGAAATGGAGAACTGAAGGAAGTAGAGGGAAATTTCTACTTACAATCAGATGATATATTAGGGGCATGGGCAAAAGTATATCGTAAAGATAGAATTAAGCCGTTTGTTGCAAAAGTAACCACCGCTGAATATGATAAAAAACAGAGCAATTGGAATGACAAAAAAGCAACAATGATTGCCAAAGTAGCCAAAGTGCAAGCATTACGTGAGGCATTTCCTGTACAAATTGGAGCAATGTACACCTCAGAAGAACAAGGTATCAGTGAGAATAGAGGGCGTGAGATTATAGATGCTGAAATCATTGAGCAAAGAGAGCCTACCGATATAGTTGCTCAAGAAGAGCCAGTAGCTCCTGCACCTGCCCCTTCAGAAAGCCCTAAGCAAGTAGATTTTAAAACCCTGTAAGTATGAGAACAAGTTATTTTACCCTTGGACAATCGCACGTATATCGCTTTAATGGACAAACCTTAGATCGTGATTGTGTGATTAAGATAACAGCCGAAAATCCAAGAGATGTAATGGTTGAGTATTTTGGCTTAGAGTGGGCGTTTGAATACGATAAATGCCCTGAAATGAGATACTTCCCACGAGGAGTATATAACCTAACAGAGAACAAATGGGAGTAGCACAAGTCATTAGTTCAGGTAGCGAGGGTAACGCCGTGATATACAACAACGCAATAATGGTAGATTGCGGCGTTTCTCTCAAAGCCTTACAAGAAGTAAAACGTTCCTTAAAAATAGTACTCCTAACTCACAAGCACAGCGATCATTTAAAATTGCGAACCTTACAGAGGTTACAAGCTGAAAGACCAACCTTGCGGGTGGCTTGCGGTGATTTCCTCTTAGAGGAGTTGCCTTGTATAAAGAATATAGATGTATTGCAAGTGGGTAAGATATACGATTACGGAGCGTTCAAAGTATCACCTATAAAGCTGTACCACGATGTACCTAATTTCGGTTGGCGGATATTCCTACCCAACGGACAAAAGATATTCCACGCTACCGATACAGTACATTTGGAAGGTATCAGCGCTAAAGGGTACGACCTCTATGCTATTGAGCATAACTATTGCGAGGAGTACATACAACAAGCAATAGAAGAAGCACGAGCCAACGGTGAATATACCCACGCATACGGTAATATCAATACTCACCTTAGCATACAACAAGCAAGGGCGTTTATTGAGACTAACAGAAAAGAAAGCAGCGAGGTTTTGGAGCTGCATAAAAGTAGAAGTTTTTACAAGTAAAAATTAAATAAAATGAGTAAGAAAATTAAAAACGGAGAACAGCCTATAGTAGCCATCCCTCTATACGTCAGTGATAGTAAGGAAATAGCAATAACGAATGAGTATCTGATAGATAGATACCCATCAGATATAGTTCATTGTATAGGGATAACCAAGCGTGAACAAATAGCGATAGAAGCAGCAAAAGCTATGTTAAGTAAGGGTAATGAAAGTATATACATAGTTGCAGGAAAAGCAGTGTTATTTGCTGATGCTTTATTAGAAAAACTTGAAAAACAAGAAGCAAAATAATGGAAATACAAGGACGAATAAAACAGATATTCCCCTCTCAGGTGATAGGACAAAACGGCTTTGAGAAAAGGGATTTAGTAATCACAACAATAGAGCAATACCCTAATGACATCATCATCCAATTTACCCAGCAGCGCTGTGACTTATTAGACAGCTTACAAGTGGGGCAAAATGTAAAGGTATATATCAATATCCGCGGGCGAGAATGGACAAGCCCACAAGGAGAGATTAAATACTTTAACACCATAGAAGGTTGGAAAATTGAGGTGATACAGACTACTAATGTAGCCAATCAGCAGCCCGTACAGCAGGCACCACAGCAACCAGTAGCACCTGCACCTTCTCCACAGAGAGCACCACAGCAGGTACAACAACCGCAGCTGTTTGATAACCATGGAAGAGAGCCGAACCCTGCGATATTAGACAATCAGGAAGAAGATAATTTACCTTTTTAGTTATGAAAACGAAAACATGTATTGAATGTGGAGTAGAAAAAACTATAAGTGAATTTTACACCCACCCAGAAATGAAAGATGGATATTTAAATAAATGTAAAGAATGTGTAAAAAAGAATGTTATTGATAGGTATAATAAATTATCTAATAACAAAGAATGGATAGATAAAGAAAGAAAGAGGGGACGTGATAAGTACTATAGGTTAAATTATAGATTGTTAAAAAAAGACCCTGAAAGAAAAAAGAAATATGGTTTAAAATACAAGGAAAAATATCCTGAAAAACAACTCGCAAAAAATAAAACTCAACGACTAAAGAGGAAAAAAGGATTTCATTTACATCATTGGAACTATAATGAAGATTATTGGTTAGATGTAATAGAGTTGTCAATAAAAGACCATAATCTACTACATAGATTTATTGTTTATGATGAAAATTTACTTATGTATAGGGACTTAGAAGGTAATTTATTAGACAGCAAACAAAGTCATTTAGACATTTTGGATAAAGTAAAAAAGATAATAACAAAAAAACATGAAAACAGTATTTAAAAAAGGAATGAAGGTCTATGACCAATTAATATTCCCTGATAAAGAAGGTATTGTTTTGACAACAAATTATATACCTGAAAAATTTTTTGATGAAGATGATTTTGATGAAAATTATGTTCACCCATACCCTATTGAAGTAGAGTTTGGTTCAGAAACTATGCTTTACACAAGTGATGGAGATAGTGGGATGTGTGGTTTAAAAACTCTTTCCACCAAACCATACAAAGTAGAATTTCAAGGCTTTGAACAAAAAGCATCTGCACCAACTTATGAGGATATAGTCAAAGAGAGAAACTATATTTATTTACCTGAAAATTTAGTAGCTCCTAATAAAGAACTTGCTGATGCAGTAGTGGCACTCTTAAAACTTCTATTTCTCAGAGACTATTACAATGAAGGTTGGCAGCCTGATTGGGAAGATAAGAATAATGATGGTGATAAATATTGTATTATGTTATACAAAGGAGAACTTACTGCTATAGAATATTCTTATACTTATGAGGTATTACACTTCAAAACTCCAGAAATCAGAAACAAATTCTTAAAAGAACAAAGAAAACTATTAGAAATAGCAAAACCTTTATTATGATGAGAAAAATAGCAATACGAGCATTAGCATTCATTATTCTGTTAGTGTTATTAACATACGGAGTAATGGTGTTATTCAGGAGTGAACTCCCTTATTTATGGATTGTAGGGTTACTTATAGCAATTCTTATACTGATTGCTTTCCCTTACAACAAGTTTTTTAGTAACTAAATTTAAACATTTATATCAGATGAAAAAGATGATTTTTCTTTTCAGTGTTATAGCCTCCTTGGTAGGTTGTAACAGACCTGAACCCAACTATGAAGGGGTTCTAATGACAGAGTACGGACGAAATGGTATCAATTCGTTCAAAATCGTAACAGGGGCGCAAGGGATGTTAGGTCCAGGTAGTGAACTGTATCAGGTACCCATGTGGGAGCAAGCAGGAGACCCTGATGTGGTGGAAATCACAGCAAAAGATGCTGGGGTATTCACCGTAGATCCTTCCTACACTTATACGCCTATTCGTGGCAAAGGTGCTGAGATTGTGTTTAACTACAAAAACTACCGAATACAAAACCCTGAAACGTTCTTTGACAATGTAGAGGCTAATGTGCTTAACAAACGTGTTACAGACGCTTATCGTGAGGAAGCAAGAAACTACACCACTGACAGTCTTATGAACAACTTAGGTAAGTTTGAACTATCAGTACAAAAAAGATTGAAAGAGGAGTTTAAAACAAAATTCTTTGACCTTACTACTCTTACATCAGGGCTTAAACCTCCTGCTTCAATGCTGAAAGCCGTAGAAGATAGAAACAAGGCTATACAAGAAGCTAATAGAGTAAAAAACGAGTTAGAGACCTCAAGAATGCTGTTAGAAAAGGCAAAGATAGATGCTGAAACAAACAAAGTCCAATCGGTAGGGCTTACAAGAGAAATCCTAATGCAGCAATATATTGAGATGTTAGGTAAGACCTCTAATAAAGTAATTATCACGGATGGCAGAACGCCAGTAATATTAGGTAATTAGTAACCCAAAAAGCAAGTATCAATCGGGATAGTTGCAGGTTCGAGTCCTGCCTTGCTTTCAAAATTAAAGACAAAATGGAAGAACTTAAAAAAGAAGCAAAAGATATTCAAGATTACTTGGAGATTACTTGCTCAGATAACCCAGAGGAAATGGTTGAACGTATTAAAGATTTGTCTGTATATATGGCTCGTAGTGGTGAGATGTTGGCAAAGGCAAAGTATCTCTACAACCAACGTACGACCGCTGAAATTACAAAGACAATTATAGCCATAGCAAAGGAACAATATCTATCGGCAACGGCTCAAAATGCCTTAGTTAAGGCTATTGCTCAAGAGGAGCAGTATCTTGTAGATTGGTTGGAGCGTATTAATCGCACTTGTACTCATCAGATAGAAGCCCTTAGAAGTCTTCTAAGTTATGAGAAAGAGAATTTGAGGATAACAAAAACGGGGTATTAAGCAAGTTTCACCCCTCGTTAAGCAAGGCAAAAAATCATTCCTAACTGTCTAATAACCAACGCAAAAAAAGTAAATAAGCAAGATTTAAAAGAAAATAAGCAATGAAAGAAACCGTTAACCGTTTTGAGGAGGAAATTATCACTACCTCCAATCTATCTGAGATGAAGGATAAGTACTTAGCTGAGACACTCTACCGAAAATGGGATGAGAACTTCATAGATGAAAGCACTGGAGAGCTGGTTAATATAGAACGTAAAGAGATAATCTTTGAACGTGGTACATTCTTAGACCATCACAACTTAGAGGAGATTAATTTTTTCCTACAAAGCGGGGATATTTCCAAAGTGAAAGTAAGCAATGTAAAAAGACAAGCTACTTTAGTGAATGGTAACGCCGCTGTATGGGTAGCTGTGGTTAAGCTCCAAGGAAAGAAACAGACCTTTTACCTATATGCTAACAGTGTAGATACAGCCATGCAGATACTCACTGACTACATAGAGCAGCGCTACGAGGGATCGTTTGAAGTAGTATCTCTCAAGGAGCAGGAGTACCTGTATATCGTAACCTTAGCCAAGGAATTAGAGGAGGAACGCAAGGTAAATTACTATATCGTTGAAATGGAGATTAAGTCGGATGGTTATACACGTCCTTATGAAAAATTCTTAGTAAAAGCCATTAATGCCGAGGAGACCAAACCGCTATGTATTGCCTTTTTTGATCGTATAATGAAGGAGAACGACAAGGTGATACCTTACACAATGACACTGCTATCGGCTAAGGTGATGAAGATAGAAGCCGTAATTGACCACGCCTTTTGCCATGAATACATAGTAAGACCAGAGGAGGAGGAAAGTTATTAGTTTCTTTAGAAGGACACCCCGATAGGCAAGCACTCACGTTCGAGCCGTGAGCGGGGGCTATAACAACCGATTTGAAAGGAGATTGAGCGCGCGGCAATCTTTATCAAATCTCTAATCAAATCAAAAATGAACGAGTATCAAGAATTTTTAAAATCAAAGGAGCGAAAACCTATAGCGGCTGGCTTTGAGGTATCAGAGCAGCATCTTAATAGCAACCTCTTTGACTTCCAACGTTACATCGTTGGTAAGGCCCTAAGAATGGGACGTTATGCAATCTTTGCCGATTGTGGGTTGGGAAAGACCCTAATGCAATTGGAATGGGCGCACCAAGTAAGCGAGCATACAGGCAAACCCGTACTTATTCTTTGCCCGTTAGCAGTAGCGGGGCAAACGATACAGGAGGGGAATAAGTTCGGAATTAAGGTAGAAAAGTACCATGAGAAAGAACCGCTGCAAGGGGTGTATATCTGCAACTACGAGCAGCTGGATAACATAGACACAAGGCAATTTGTTGGGGTAGTACTTGACGAAAGCTCTATCCTAAAGAACTTCACAGGAAAATATAAGAATGCACTTATTGAGAGATTCAAAGAAACACCTTACAAGCTCTGTTGCACAGCTACACCAAGCCCTAACGATCTCAACGAGATAGGTAACCATTCCGAGTTTCTCAATGTGTTAGATGCCCAGGACATGCGTGCTAAGTGGTTCGTGAGAGATGAGGGAATGAACAACTACCGATTGAAGGGCCATGCAACTCGTGATTTCTATGGTTGGATAAGTTCATGGGCTACTATGCTAACCAAGCCTTCAGATATTGGTTTTAAAGCCGATGGGTACGAGCTTCCTAAACTCAATTATATAGAGCGACAGATACAAACCCAAAAGAAAGACAATGGCAAACTCTTCAATGATGTATCAGTAAGTGCTACAGAGTTCAACAAGGAGCTTAGGATTACCCTACTACCACGCCTTGAAGTAGTGGCCGAGATCGTTAATAACTCCGATGAAACTTTCATCATTTGGGTCAATCAGAACGAGGAAGAGAAGAAAGTATTAGAGCTTATTTCTGATGCCGTGGCAGTGAACGGAAGTGAGAAGACAGAAACCAAGGAAAAGAAATTACTCGGCTTCGCTAATGGAGAGTTTAGAGTACTGGTAACCAAAAAGAAAATAGCCCAATTCGGCATGAACTTTCAGAACTGCCACAATCAGATATTCGCAAGTTTAGATTTCTCTTTTGAAAGCCTCTACCAAGCCATAAGGCGCTCCTACCGATTTGGACAAACACACGAAGTAAATATATACCTAATAACAACTGACACCATGGAAAACGTAAGACTATCAATTGATAAGAAAGAACGACAATTCAAAGAAATGCAGGCCCAAATGAACAAGTTTATTAATGGTGATGCTTTTGGGCTGCTCAACTCCTATGAGTTCAAGGAGGTAAAGACAAACAAATATTGGCTCATGAAAGGTGATAGCTGCATAGAGATTAAGCGTATCCCTGACAATTCCGTTGATTTAATCATATTTAGCCCTCCATTTAGTTCGTTGTTCACCTACTCCAACTACATACACGACATGGGAAACAATGAGAGCCACGAGGATTTTTTTAAACAATATACGTTCCTCTTACACGATTTGTATCGTATCCTTAAACCAGGGCGATTAATGGTTTGCCACACCAAGGATTTGGCTGTATATAAGAACTCAAGCGGCTACACGGGGTTGTATGACTTTACAGGAGATCACCACAGGGCCGTTGAAGCAGTCGGATTTAAATACCACTCAAAGATAAACATCTGGACGGATCCTGTACTTGAGATGCAGCGTACAAAGACACAACGACTTCTATACAAGCAACTCCGTAAGGATAGCAGTTACACGGGTGTAGGACTTCCTGAGTACGTTACCATATTCCGTAAGTGGGAAGGCAATGAGGAAGATTGGACACCGATTAATAACAAGAACCAAGACAATTTCCCCTTAGATGTTTGGCAGCAATGGGCGTCTCCTGTGTGGAATGTGGAAAAGAGCGATATAGAGCAGCTTAATGCTATTATGGAGGACTACCGAGTAAATACATGGATGGACATTAAGAGGACGGACGTACTGAACAATTCAGAAGGTACGGACTTAGGAGATGAAAAACATATAGCTCCTTTGCAATTATCAGTTATCAAACGTTGTGTGCAGATGTGGAGCAATCCAGGAGAAACAGTATTTACTCCTTTCTTAGGAATAGGCAGCGAGGTATATAAAGCTATTGAGTTGGGCCGTTACGGAATAGGAATAGAACTCAAGGACAAATACTTTGAAACCGCTGTTAAGAATGCAAGGAGAATGACGGAAAAGCAATTACAATTATCATTATTTTAAATACTCATTCATTCTTTGTCTTATGCCCTCGCTTGTACTTGGCGTGTAATGTTAAGGAGAGGGCTTAGGGCAAAGTTAGAGAGATAACGATCATTTAAATAAGCCATGAAAAAAGAAACATTTTTGTTTTACGCGGATTGGTTGAATGTTATTCGGGATTTGCCAAGTGAGGTTCAGTTGGAAGTTTATCAGGCTATTGCGGAATATGCCATATACGGTAACTTGATTGAACTAAAACCACTTGCAAAAGTAGCATTCGGATTCGTAAAACAAACGATTGATAGGGATACACAAAAGTATATATCAATCTCAGAAAAAAGAAGTGAGGCAGGTAAAAAAGGAGGAAGGCGATTGAAAGACAGCGAGTTAGAGGAAAGCAACGAAAAGCAAAAAAAGCAATTGCTTTCTGAAAAAAGCAAAAAAAGCAATTGCCTCCTTAATGATAATGATAATGTAAATGATAATGATATTTCTTTTTTAGAAAAAAAGAAACAAAAAAGCGATGTCGTGGTTTCTGATTTGGAAAATGGAAATTCAGAATCTCCCATAGAGACCATTCAAACTCCAAAAGAACAAAGCGGCGGCGGGCGAAAGCGGTTCACCATACCAACTCCTGAAGAAGTGCAGGCTTATTGCGATGAGCGCAAGAATGGTATTTTAGGGCAACAATTTTGCGACTTTTACAGTTCCAAAGGTTGGAAGATTGGAAAAGAGCCGATGAAAGATTGGAAGGCAGCAGTGCGTACATGGGAGATGCGAAGAAAAGACCAATCACCCCCTATAACACAACCACAGCCCCAAATTTCAACGCCAAAACGTATTCGCTTTGATGGCGATGGAAACGAGATAAGTTATTAAAAAAAACAGACTTAAAAATGCAAAACAAAAAAACACCAAACGACCCTGAGTTAGAAGAAGTCGTACTTGGGGGCATGTTAATAACTCAGCAAGGAGTGTCAGAGTTTGTAGAGGTCGTTAAAGGGACAAATATTTTTTACAATTCAAAAAATGCTCTGATATACGATGCTATCCTCTCCTTGTACAAATCCTCTCAAGCAGTGGATTTAATGACAGTTAGGTCGGAGTTACAGAAGACTGGAAAGTTAAAAGAAGCGGGAGGAGGTAGTTACCTTGTGGAACTCACAGAGAAGGTATCATCTTCAGCTCACATGCAATATCACGCCATGCTTCTTATGCAATTGTATGTTAAGCGCAAAAGTATTGAGGTGGGAAATACTCTCGCAGACAATGCCTACGATGAAGATACTGACATATTCGAGTTGCTTGACAACTCCTACAAAGAGCTTGATAAGGTTTCTGATTGGCTATCTATCAAACAACCCAAAGAGATAGGAGATTATCTTACTGAGGTCCTTAAACCAAAATCTGAGCGTGCAGGCGTTCCTACTGCTGTACGAGATATTAACCTCAAACTCAATGGCTACCAACAAAGCGACTTAACGATAATTGCAGGACGTCCCGCTATGGGAAAGACAGCATACGCTCTCAATGATGTGCTACATCAGGCACGTTTAGGCTACCCTGTAGGGATATTCTCCCTTGAAATGAGTGCACGACAACTAACTGCGAGGTTATTTGCAAACTATGCGGGGATAGATAGCAATAAATTAGCCTTTGGCACACTCTCGCAAAGCGAATATGATGTTGCTGCGGGGCTTAGGAGTTCTTTCTCAAAGCTGCCTTTATACATTGATGATGAGCCTTACTTGTCTTTGTTATCCTTGAAAATCAAAGCAAAAAAATGGGTAAGAGAGAAGAAAGTTAAGATTATCTATATTGATTACCTCCAATTAATCAACAATAATCTGAAAGGTAGAACAAGAGACCAAGAGATTAGCGAAATATCTCGTACTCTTAAAGGACTGGCTAAGGAGTTAGATATACCTATCATAGCACTATCCCAATTATCTCGAACAGTAGAGGCACGAGGAGATAAACGACCTATGCTTTCAGACCTAAGAGAATCGGGAGCCATTGAACAAGACGCAGACAATGTACTTTTCCTTTATCGACCTGAATACTATGGCATACCTCAATGGGAGGATAACACCCCTACCACTAATGAAGTGGAAGTTATCATTTCTAAATTTAGAAATGGAACAACAGGAGGAATAATAGCAGGTTGTCAGTTGCAGTACATGCGCTTTTTTGAAAGAGGAGGAAACGTAAGCATGAATACTCATCAAGAAAATAATTTACCAAAAATTGACCCTAAAAATAGCACACCTTTTTAAAATGAAAAGTACAAAATTTATAACAGAACTCAGAGCCCGCGGGCTACAAATCACAGAAAAAGAAGCCAAATATCTTATGGAGATAGCTGTAGCTGATTATCGTGAAAACCAAGTAAAACCAATCCTTAAGCGGGAGTACATGGCGCATTATATGATTATGGCGTTATCCTATTGCAAAGCTACCAGTGAATTACTTCACATGATTGATGAAAGTTATCCAAGGTTTAGGCTTAAACAGGTATTTATGGAATGCAAGAAGAAAAACAACGAAGTAGTAGAAGAATTTGAAAAAGTAAATAAGATAGACCCACAGATACTCAATGCTTTCAATGCATACGCAAATGATATAACTGAGATAATGTATTTACACATGGACAATATAGATGAAGAGAAAAAAGAACAACTAAGTAAAAAACATGAAAATCATTGACCTATTCAGTGGGATTGGAGGCTTTTCGCTCGGATTTCAAAAGGCAGGCTACCAGTTCACAGAGCACTATTTTAGTGAGATAGACAAACACGCAATCGCAAACTATAAATACAATTTTC